GAGGTAGGAACGAGATTAAGTCACAACTAACTGGAACCAGCACACGCACAAAATGACTAACGGTCAGTTTTGTCAGGGACACTTACAAAAAATGACCAACAGTCAGTTTTCATCCGCCGTCCGCGTCGTTCTGCTCCGCTCCGCGGACGGGACATGGTGCAACACGTAACCCCGCCGGAACACGTGCGCTCCGCGGACGGAACCCGGTGTAGCACGTTACCACGTCACAGCACGACGATAAACGGCCCAAAAAATATTTTCAAAAAACTTTGAAAAATCTATTGACATTTCCTCCGACATGTGGTAAGATATATACGTAATCAAGAAGAACACAAGTTGCAACGAAGTTTCAGACGATTACAAAAGAATATTCAAGAAAGGCAAAGAACTCCTTTCTGCGTAATTTCATTGTCAGTTTCCATACTCTCTCCATATTCTCTATTACAACAAAATAACTTGAAAGGACAAACAAAACTATGCTTACTAACACTATCATCAAATCTACAGACCTTAGCAAAATGGACAAGTACAACGTAATGAACTACAGCAACGGCGAGAACCTTGAAAAGGCTATCGAAGAATTCGGAAAGCTTGTTCTTTCCTACCCGGACGCATGGGCAATGGTTCACACTGTGAACGACAACCCGAAACCCGGTCAGGATAAGGAATATGACAAGCTTGTTGTTATCGCAGACGGTGTTCTGTATCACACTGGCTCCCAGTCGTTCACCCAGTCTTTCCTTGACATTGTAGACACGTTCGACGCAAGCGACGGTATGGAAATCGAATGCTTTGCAAAGCCGTCCCAGAACTATAAAGGCCGTAACTTCCTTGGTTGCCGCCCCGTAGCAAAGGCAGGTGAATGATAATGAAGTACATTCGTAGAACTGTTCAGACCACGACATACACATATACGGTGAACGAAAGCGGTGTTGATTATCACTTCACCGACGTTTGCGAAGGCGCTCCCACGCTTTACGCGCTGACTAAAAAGTTGCATCGCGACCACGACAACAAAGAAACGGGACGCATTGTAACTCTCGTTAACATTGAGTCTATCGAAGAAAACCGCTACGAAATGTCCGTCAAGGACTTTATCGAAAACGCGGAACTCGTAGACCATATCAAATAAACAATAAGATTTCTCCTTTCCTTAACTGCCGCTGACATGGCGGTAAACCTCCGATTGAACCGATGACGAAAAAAAAAATTCGTCATCGGTTCTTTTTATCTTTACACTTTATTATACCATAACGGTATTATTTTGTCAATAGAAAAGAGGGTAAAACATGGCTAAAAAATCATCAAAAAAACTGACACCTAATCAATCAGAATATGAGCGTTTACTTACAAATGCAAGGCAACGCTTTAATCGTTATTTAAGAAAAGGCTATAAATCACAGTACAAGGCTAAAGATTTGTTTAGCGCTTTTGAACGTCCCGAAAGAATAACAAAGAAAATGCTTGATAAATTAAAACAAGAACTTAAAGACATTACGGACACGTCGTTATATGCAGAAGCGCAAAATGGTGAAGCTATTTCGTTTACTGACATACCTAAAGCGGCAAGAGCGCAGTTTAACAAATTAGGCTTTACGCAATTTACGGTTATAAGTTCAACAGGTGTTGAAAGCAACATAATTCTTTCACTTAACAATGCACCTTTAGCGAACATTAACGAAGCTGACCTCGCGTTTGCGTATTTTGTTGAAGCGAACGCGCGGTGGGCAACAGACAAAAAGAAACATGCAGGTATGGAATACATATTAGATAGCTTAAAGGAAGAACGCAACCACCTGCAAAACCGTTACGGCAAGAATGAGGGTGACACCGTATTCGCGTACATGCTGAATGAAATCGGTGTTGCCGCCGGAACATTAACGTCACAGGAAGCGAACGACGTTAACGCGGCGGGACGTTGGTTAGGCAACTTTTACGAACACCGCGAAGCAGGTGTAGAAGAAATGATGAAACTAAATGAAGCGTTTGGAGACGTGCAAGCATGAATTATTACGTATGTGATTTTGAGACAAGCGTATACGACGGGCAAACCGACACGGAAGTCTGGGCGGCGGCATGCGTTAAAATACATACAGAAGACGTACTCGTTGTAAACTCAATAGATAAATACTGGGACTGGGTAGAGCAGTTAAAAGGTAAGAACATTGTGTACTTTCACAATGGCGCTTTTGACTTTTCTTACATTCTTGATTACCTATTGAAGCGCGACGACTACGCACAAGCAACCTACACACCCGACGGCAAAGTTGAGCACACTATGTTTTACGAAACAAACGACATGCAACCTAACACTTTTAAATACAGCATATCCGATATGGGTCAATGGTACACGATGACTGTTAAAACCCATAGAAGCCTTATAGAGTTTCGTGACAGTTACAAGCTTATCCCCCTCTCCGTTGCAGACATGGGAACAAGCTTTAATACCAAACACCGCAAGAGCACGATTGAATACAAGGGTGAACGTCACGCGGGGTACAACATTACCCCAGAAGAAGAACACTATATCAAGAATGACGTGCTTGTTGTAAAAGAAGCTATTGAATTTATGTTTGCAGACGGTCACAAAAAACTGACTATCGGCGCGTGTTGCATGAGTGAGTTTAAGTCCGGATATAATCATTTTGTTTATCAAGACCTGTTTCCGAACCTCTATAATATCCCCCTTGACCCTGAACGCTTCGGGGCATCTAATGCAGATGAATACATACGCAAGGCATACCGTGGCGGGTGGTGTCACGTCGTGCAAGGCAAACAATGCAAGGTACATAAAAACGGTTTGACGCTTGATGTTAACTCCCTTTATCCGTCCATGATGCACAGTGACAGCGGAAACTATTACCCCATTGGCAAACCAGAGTTTTTCTATGGTGAGGTGGACTTAAAAGAAGTTGAAGCGGAACGGCAGGAACGGTTGAAGTCTCATAACCCCCTATCGGGTATCTATTATTTTGTGCGTATACGTTGTCGTTTTAGACTAAAGGTCGGCTATCTCCCCTTTATTCAGCTAAAGAAAAATCTGCATTACAGACAAAACGAAAGCTTAACTACGTCTGACGTATGGGACGAAAACCAAAAGCGCTACGTGTCCGAATGGGTAGACCAATGCGGCAAGAAGCACGACACATATGTAACTATGACAATGACCATGACAGATTACGAACTGTTTAAAAAGCATTACATTATAATTGACCCTAAAATTTTGGACGGCTGTTATTTTGAAGCACAACAAGGCATCTATGACAAATACTTAAATAAATACCGCGAAATGAAAATCAACGCTCCAAACAAGGGTATTAGAACAGTGGCGAAATTATACAGCAACAATTTGTACGGAAAACAAGCGGCATCTACTATCAGTTCCTACAAAGTTGCTATGCTCAAACCCAACGGCGTGGTGGGCTTCTTTACCGTCGCGGAAAACGAAAAGACACCGGGTTATATTGCGTGTGGCGCGGCTATTACCAGTTACGCACGAAACTTTACAATTACTGCCGCACAGCAGAATTACTACGGTGTCAATAACCCCGGCTTTATCTATGCAGACACGGACAGTCTGCATCTCGACTTACCGTTAGACAAGATAAAAGGTGTCACGCTACACCCTCGAAATTATTGTTGTTGGAAGAATGAAACAAACTGGGACGTTGGATTTTTCACGCGTCAGAAAACCTACATTGAGCACGTAACGCATGAGGACGGCGAACCGATTGAAACTCCGCATTATATAGTGACATGTGCGGGTGCAAACAAAACCGTTAAACAACTGTTTATACATTCCGTAGAGCAGGATTACGACACAGAGAATAACCCAGAAAATTACACCTCCGAAGAACTTGAATTTATCCGTGAACCTCGTAGCATATCCGACTTTGTACCCGGCATTATGATACCGGGTAAGCTTTCTCAAAAGCGCATTAAAGGTGGTGTTATCTTAGCTGACACGACATTTGAAATGCACTGAAAGTAAAATCCCTTAGAGCATGCAAACTCTAAGGGATTTTGTTATTCTTAAACGCACGTCTACACAAAGGAATTGACCGTTCATAGCCTTGTCACGGCGGCATCTTTCAACCGTGTCACCCGTGCAGGTCGATGTGCAGAACGAACGCAGAATACAAATTAGAATGAAAGCGCCTTTAGTATTGCTTCTTTCGCTTGCAGGTTTTTGAACCGCATACAGCCGTGTTCAAAGTAATAGCGAAGCTTTTGAATGAGAATAAAGTTACTTGACACCATGACATAGTTTAGCTTATGGTCAGCGGTGTCCACTGTGATTTTAAGTGGGTATTGATAATCAACGCTTTTGTCACAGAACACTATACCTAATTCAGGGTACTCCCGAACGCCGTAGTCAATACCCGCATAGCGTATTGTTGCGACATACTTTCCGCGTCCCGTCGGCGTATCGACAAATGAGAGGTCATCCTGTAAATACACACCCTCGGCGCTGTACGCGATATAATCACTTGACCCGAACGCACGGTTAAAAGCACTTGATTTTAAAGCTTTAGCCGCTGTTTCGTTGTAGCCCTGTTCCAGAACAAAGCCGTCACCACGCAAGAAATGCGTGTCCTTTTGAAGTCGTGTCGAAATGTCCATTGCAACGTAATACGGGTTGAGTATCGTTACAGGGTTAGAAATCATATATACAGGAACATACCGAGATTGTTTACTACGTCCACGCGCGATAGAATTGTGAATAGAGATAAACTTTTCAACCTCTTTGTCGCAGTAGTGGTTCTGCTCGGATTGGAACTCGTCGAATATAATGTTATCAATATCACTAAATAAATGCGAATTTCGCTTTAATTGGTCAGCGGAATTGATGGATATTGCATATCCACATGGTTCTTCATTCAAATATAACTCTTGGTATATACCTTTCATCTTCTTTGCGGCTGTCATGTCGTATTCGGGGAAGAACAGTTCTTTAATGTCCTTGAAGAACTTTTCGTCACAGCCGTCTAACTCATAGTTGAAGCGATACAGCAACGCGAACTTTTCTCCACGCTTAATAAACCTGTTTACAACAAGTCTATTAAAATAGGTTGTTTTACCCGCGCTACGGTTAGAGGTGCACATGAACACCTCGGGTGTTTTTCCGTTTATATCCTTTAATGACAATAGCTTTGTTCCGTCGTAATAATTCGATTTTGGCATTATATTTAAACTCCTTGTATTATTTTCTAATTAAATTATACCACAAGTATATTGACAAGTCAACCCTTTTGTGGTATACTATAAGTATAAAAGGTGGTAAATATAACAGAAAGGATTGAAACCTTATGGACGTAACCGCTATTGTGCAGGTTGTTTCCTCTCTTGGTTTCCCTATCGCCGTTTGCCTTATTTGCTTTTGGTATATCAACAAGCTTGAGGAAACGCACAGGAACGAAGTGCAGAAGCTAACCGACGCACTCAACAATAACACGCTCATTATGCAAAAGCTTTGTGACAAAATGGGCGTAGAGAAAGAGGGTGACGAGTAATGGGAGTACCTGCGGAACCAAAAAACTATTCCGTCTACAGTATTCAAACCGTTTACAGTTTGTATGAGGACGCAGACAAAGAGCATAGAGAGGGTGCACCTATAATACATTGTAAAAATGTAATTAAGATACCTATTGCCGAACCCGTTGCACAGCAAATTGGAATTGACACCTATACCGTCATACCTTGTATAGCGTATGTTTTCGCAAATGGTGTGATATACCCTTTAAAAATTTTTATCGAAACTAACGAGGGCGTTACAGTGGAACCTATTCGTGTACAGGCTCCCTTAGTTCAGTACAACGAGGCTTTTTTACTAACCCTCCCACGAGGGACAACGGGTATTAAAAAAGCATATATAAGAATGCGGGTCGGGAATCGTATTATTCAAAACGATTTGGTGTTTGACATCATGGAAGCGCCTTATAATTATGAAAATTATTTGCTTGCACTAAATCATGCCGAATTTGTAGATTTTAAAGATTACGCACTTAGCAGAATAAACAAGTCAGAGATTGCGACGTCAAAACTTAGTACAGAAGTAAATAATCTCAAAGCAAGAGTTGCAACTCTCGAAAACAAGGTAGGTGGATAACAATGTGCGCAAAAATCTTTTCAAATGGTGTCGACCTCTCCGAACATCAAGGCACAGTCAACTTTGACAAACTCAAAGCCTCCGGCATTGACTTCGTTCTTCTCCGCGCCGGTTACGGCAGTGCAAACCGATACCCTGAACAGTACGACGCAAGGTTTGAGGAATACTACAAAAAGGCAAAAGCCGCAGGACTTGGCGTGGGTGCATATTGGTACAGTTACGCCGAAAACGCCGACATGGCGGCAGACGAAGCCGCAAGCTTTATCAAAGCTTTAAGGGGAAAACAGTTTGATTACCCGGTGTATATCGACATGGAGGAAGACAGCATTGCAAGAAAGCTTGGTAAAACAAAATACAGTGACATCGCGGCTAAAATACTCAGCACAGTGGAAAGCAACGGCTACTGGGTAGGGATTTACGCCTCTTTGTATTACCTTTCAGACCGTCTTGACATGACAAAATTGTCAAGGTACGCCGTTTGGTGTGCCCAGTGGAACGACGTTTGTCAATACGAAAACGCGGGTATCTGGCAGTACACAAACAGTCACACCGTAAACGGTGTATCGGGTAGAGTGGATGCAGATTACGCGTATTATGACTACCCGTCACAGATCAAAGCAAAAGGGCTAAATGGCTACAAAAAGAAAAGTGACAACAAGGATTTAATTCGAACGAAGCTTGAACAGATTGAAGTTCTTGCAAATGAAATTGAAAGCTTGATTTAACATGGCAACCTATAAGCAATGTATAACAGACCAAAAGACAATCTATGAAAGTGCGGGCTACCCGTACTATTCCGGCGGCGGTGAACACGGCGGCATTGATACCGTGCATGACAACTACAAAGCGTATGCACCTTTAGCCGGAAAGGTTGTATGGGCGCAGGTGTGGGACGGCAGCACCATAACGGGCAATATGTCGTGGGGCAACATGATTCTCGTGGAGTTTGAGTCCGGCAAATACTGGCTTGCCGCACACTTTGCGTCTCAAATTTGGTCTGAAGGCGATACCATTGCACAAGGTCAATTTATTGGGACGCAAGGCGAAACGGGCAACGTGACCGGCATACACACCCATTGGGAATACTGGAACGGGGGGCAAACAACCGCATACCGTGAAGACCCGTCGCCCATAATCAGAATCCCTAACGGCGTTGGAACATATAACGTTACTTGGGACGCAAACACCCCACAACCTAAACCACCTTTACCGGCCGCGACATGGCACGCAAAAAATTTATACGGTTACTCCCGTGAGAGCACAGAAGCGAAAGAAAACGCCATAATGATTTATAAAGCTTTGGTGCAGTCGCTCGGCTGGTCTTTAAACTCCGTTTCTGCCGTCCTCGGCAATATGGAATGGGAAAGTGGTTATAACCCGTGGCGCTGGGGCTGGGATGAACCCTTACCGTCCACTGATTACAGAATAGAGGATATCGGCTATGGTTTGGTACAATTTACACCGCCGCAAAAGTATATTGACGCAGATATTGCAAAATCGTCCCCCGGGTATGCTCCCCACTTTAGCGACGTGGAGGGCAGCCCCGACGACGGTACAGCGCAATGCTACTTTTTGAGCAAAGCTACAAATTTATGGTATCCAGTTAGCCCGTATAACATGAGCTATGCGGAGTTTAAAGCTTCGACAGAAAGCCCCGAATACCTTGCAAGTGTCTTTTTGGACACATACGAGCGCCCGGCTTACCCCGAAGAAACCCGCGCAGACCGTGAAAAAGCTGCGAGATATTGGTATAATTATCTTGTACAGTATGACCCCGATACCCCGCCAACACCGCCCGAACCACCCACACCGGGCAGAAAATCCATGCCTTTGTGGATGATGACTTTGGGATTTTACAACAGAAAGAGAATGATTTAAAAATGGCAGTAAAAAACCTCGAACAGTTTAAAGAAATGTTTGCGTCGGGTGACTTTACACCCGATAGAATGTTAGAAATTGCAGAAGACGTTGCGGACACGTTTAATGACTTTAGCACCAGACTGACCGCGGCGGAAGAAGCCACAGCTAAAAAGGATAAAGAATGGCGCGAAAAATATACAAGCCGTTTCTTTGAGGGGAAACCAGAGGGCAGTAAACCCGACGAACCCGCAACGCAGTCCCCGTATGGGGTAGACGCAACCGAACGTGCAGAACATATCACGTTCAACGATTTATTCAAATAAGAAAGGATGATTTTCAATGGCAACTAAGCCGAAAGTAAGAACGCTTACAAACAGTTCCGCAGACGTGCTGAATGCAATCCGCAATTCCGCGTCTATCAATTACCGTAACTATGTCCCGGTTGTGACCCCGGATGCAGACAGCATCCGTGAAATCGGCGCAATCATTATGGACATGCCCGCGCTCCAGAATGAGTTTCTTTCCGCGCTCGTAAACCGTATCGGAAAAGTCATTATCACGTCTAAGTCCTACTCTAACCCGTGGTCGATGTTCAAGAAAGGTTTCCTTGACTTCGGCGAAACGGTTGAAGAAGTGTTCGTGGCTATGGCGCGCCCATTCCAGTATGACCCGGCGGTTGCGGAAAACGAACTGTTCAAGCGTGAAATCCCGGACGTGCAGTCCGCGTTCCATGTGATGAACTTCCAGAAGTTCTACAAGACCACGACTGAGGAACAGGATTTGCGCCTTGCGTTCCTCTCCGAAGACGGCGTTTATAACCTCGTCGCGAAGATTACGGAGCAGCTTTACACGGCTATGGAGAATGACGAATTCCTCGTCATGAAATACATGCTTGCGCGTAACCTCTCCCGCGGTCAGATTAGCGTACAGACAATCAACACAAGCAACATTGATGACGCAACCGTTGCAATGCGTAAAGCGTCTAATGACTTGCTGTTTATGTCGGACGAATATAACCTTGCAGGTGTGACCACGCACACCCTGCGTGATGACCAGTATATCATCATCAACACCGCGTTCGATGCAACCCAGAGCGTAAAGAACCTTGCACGTGCGTTCAACATGTCCGAAGCGGAACTTCTCGGACATATCGTTCTTGTTGACGGTTTCGGCAAGCTGAATGTAAAGCGCCTTGGTGAACTCTTTAAGGGTGACCCGAATTACTATGAGTATGGCACAGAGGAACTGGAAGCACTCAACGAAATCCCTGCCGTCCTCGTTGACCGTGATTACTTCGTGATTTACGATAAGCTTCAGCAGTTCCGCGACCTTGAGAATGTACAGGGTCTTTACTGGAACCACTATCTTCATGTGTGGAAGCTGTTCAGCGTCTCCCCGTTCGCAAACGCTATTGCGTTTATTCCGAACACCCCGACGGTCACAGGCGTTACGGTGTCCCCGGCTACTGCTACCGTGTCCGCAGGACAGGTGCTCACCTTGACCGCGGAAGTCGCAACGACCAATTTTGCGCCGCAGGCGGTTACATGGACAAGTGACAACCCACTCGTTACGGTGTCTGCGTCCGGCGTTGTTAAGGTTGACCCGACTGCAAGCGGCACGGCAAACATCACTGCGACCTCTAAGTTCGATACAACAAAGAGCGGTAAATGCGTGATTACCGTACAGTAAACTAATTCAATGTAAGTCAAAGCCCTCTGGAAACAGAGGGTTAAGACTTATATAAGAGGTGTATAATATTATGTACATTGTGCCAAACAGCACTGTATTTATTTTACAGGGTATTCCGATAAATAACAACTACAGGCATACTATCTACTTCGAGAGCGCAAACGCACAGTACGCATATTTTCGCAAGCACGTTAAAAAGACGTTTACGGGTGTATCGTATCAGCGTGAAAAACGTGGGTGGATGCGTGTGGAGTGTTCCGCAGACGAATTGTATAACTGCAACTATCTGATGTATCAGAACACCGCGTATAATAACAAATGGTTTTATGCGTTTATTGACAGCGTGGAGTTTGTAAATAACGTCACGTGTGAAGTAACATTTACCCTTGATGTTATGCAGACATGGTTTTTCGACTATACCTTACAGGCTTGTTTCGTAGAGCGTGAACACAGCGCGTCGGATGCGTATTTCTCAAACACCATTGCAGAAAATATCGGTTTTGGCGAGCTTGTTTGTACAAAAACTCTAAACGCTTTACAGTCGCAAGGCTTTAACGACAGTTACGCCGCCGTTATTACGTCCACTTCATATTCTTCTGATAGTACTCCCCCCACAAAACTTTACGGACGTTTTTGCCCTGTGTTTGGCTATGTCGGCACAACGGACGAAATGAGAGAGTTTATCACGGAGTTTGTTAGTTCGGGTAAAGAGAGCGCGATACTCTCAACGTATATTGTTCCTAAGCTCTTTTCAATCGGCGCTGGCAATACACACGAAATGCCCACCGACGTTATAGAGTTGGTAGTGCCTTTTGAAGTGACCCTAAATAAAATCGGTACATATACGCCGCGAAACAAAAAACTTTTATGTTACCCATATAACTCTATATGGATAAGTAACAATACTGGCACAATAAACGAGTATCGCCCCGAAGACTTTGCACACCAGTTTAACGACGGAAAAACAAAAGATACCGTTGGCTTTATCATTAACGCGACCGGTGTAACCGCGCCTTGCATGACGATTTACCCGGCGAATTATCGTAATAAAGACGACAACTACGACGTTGGTACTTCCTTTGCGGCGTTCCCGCCCGTGCCTTTCACGGGGGACGTATACGCTGCATACATGGCACAAAACCGTAACAGCATTTTAGCATCGGTCGAAAACAACCTTGTCGGTATCGGCGTAAATACAGCTATGTCAATGATAGGCTCGGTTGCGACGGCTAACCCACTCGGAGTTATTACCGCAGGTGTGCAGGGGCTAACTCAGGGGTTAACAAGCATTTATACAGATATAAATTCTTTGGCTGCTAAACAGGCTGATATGCAAAACATTCCCCCAAACGCACACAATCTTGTACAGAGCGACAACCTAAACGCTTCTATTGGTAAACTTGATTTTACCATAATGCAAATGCAGGTCAAGCCGGAATATGCAAAAATGATTGACGATTATTTTGATTTTTTCGGCTATGCTTGCAATCATGTTAAAGTGCCTAACCGTAATGTTAGACCCCATTGGACGTTCACAAAAACACAAGGTTGCACAATCAATGCAGACTGCCCCGGTGACGATGAGGATATGATTTGCAAAATTTATGATAACGGAATTACATTCTGGAAAAATGGTGACGAAGTGGGCAACTATACGCTTGACAATTCAATTTAAAAGGGGTGATAAAACATGGCAAGTAGTTTGAGGGCAAAGCATTATGGCGGTACGCAAGACCGCATGTTTTGGAGTACGGCTTTTGAAAACCGCCTAAACCACGATTTGTACCTTGCAAGGCTCGTTGAACTTTCCGCGTCCATGTTTGACTGGACGGGTCTTCCCGAAACATGCGACGTGCGAACACTTGAACTTGCGCTTCTGGGTAACGGACGTGCGGTATTCTTCAAGGATGACGCGCTCGACATGTACATGACATTACCCGTAAATGTCAGCACAAGCGGGTACGACGTGTACGGACAGCCGCTACAGTTTACCGCACGTAGTCTGTATAACAATTACAGATACCCATTGACGCAGGAAACAGGCGTGATGATTTATAACAATTATCTCCGTACCCCGTCCTTGATGCAGTTAGTATCATTCGCGGACAGACTGGGAAAGATTGATGAAATCATCGACATAAATGTCAACGCACAGAAAACCCCGATTTTGATTTTGGCAGATGAAAGCAAACGTCTGACGATGAAAAACTTGTACATGAAGTATGACGGAAATCAGCCGTTTATTTTCGGTGACAAGAATTTATCTATCAATGACTTTACAGTATTAAAGACAGACGCGCCATACGTTGCAGACAAATTGTATGAAATCAAAACACAGATTTTCAATGAAGCTTTGACATACCTCGGTATTTCAAACACGTCCTTGCAGAAGAAAGAACGCTTGATTACAGATGAAGTATCACGTAACATGGGCGGCACTATTGCGGCAAGATATAACCGCTTGAATGAGCGGCAAAAAGCTTGCGAAAAAATCAATAGTCTGTTCAATCTGAATGTATGGTGTGAGTACAAGGAAGACTACGATGACCGTCTGATTTTGGAAGACGCTGATGACGTGATGTATCAAAAGCCGACCGAAGAAAAGGAAAGAAAGGAAGAAGACAGTGAGTAAATTTACAACAGAAGTTCGTTGGATTTGCGAAAGTTTTGTTCCAGAATTGAACTGGCAAGGTGAGTACGAACACAGCGGCTATGGTGACGTTGAGAAAGCTTTGCAAGCCGGTTATGAACACATTTTCGACTTTGATTTTCCTATCTGGAAAGAAAGTTATCGTGAACACCTGTGCAAACTTATCCTACTCCACTATTATACGCGTGAAATAGCGTATGAAACGTATGCACTATGGAAACTGCATCTTCGGGAGCGGCTCGTCGCGATTATGCCGAAATATAACATGCTGTACAAGCAAGAGGAACTTGCGAACCCGTTTGATAATATCAAACATACTACAGTAGGCGAAGACACGACACACACTGCTGACAACGGCACATCACATGGCGAAAGTCAAAGCACAGGTTGGAACAAGTTTAACGAAACTCCGCAAGGTGGTATTGAGGGGTTAGACACAGATAAGTATTTGACAAACGCAACAAAGACAACGAGCGAAGCTTCAACCGACGGCACAGCACAAAGCACACAGGACGGTAAACGCAACACGGAGTATACTTATACAGGGCGTAGCAGTGGAGACGCGTATTTCTCCGAAATGACTAAGATGTACAAGAATTATGAAAGTGTTGACAACATGGTATTGCACGAACTCGAAGACTTGTTTTTCGGTTTGTGGGAATAAAGAAAGGTGGTAAAGTATGCCGAACGATAACAAATTCACACCCGCTGACTTTGACCCGGTTTTAAAAAAGTATGACGGTATTCCGTATTTGCGCTTTTGGTGTCAAAAGGTTCTCCCGGCGGTCTACGATCAGAGCTTGAGTTACTATGAGGTGCTGTGTAAGCTTGCGGCGTTCCTTAACAAGATGCTTGAGGAACTCGAAAAGATGCAGGATAACATTGACGCTTTGCATAAAGCCTACAAAGACTTGCAAGACTGGGTGAATGCTGAAATCGCAAGATTTGAGGCACACATGGAACAGCATTTCGATGACTTGACGAAAGAACTTTGGAATAAGTTTGAACAGTATAAAAACGATACGAACACTACTTTACAGCAATGGTTTAACGAGTACGCTACTAATACCACAAATAATTTAAACAAAAAGTTTGAAGAGTTTGTGACCAATGCCAACACGCGCATTGACCAGATGTTCAACACGTACACCACGAACACCAACAACGACTTCAACACATGGAAAACCGATTTTACAAACCAGTACAACGCGTGGAAAGAGGACGTTGACGGACAAATCTCCAACATAAATTCCAACATTCGCTCGTTAACCACCCGCGTGACCACTCTCGAAAACATGGTTAAAACATATCCTAAGTTTGATTATAAGTCTTTTACACTTCCGGGCACATCGTATTATAAAAAGGCTGTTTTGGATATGCTTTCGTTTCCTTCCTCCACGGATAATAGCGTTATTTGCTATGGTGTTATACGTGTATACGGGCAGGATAGTTCCGTTTCGGTGTCGGGTAACTGGCGCGAACGGTTACACATTACTTTTGACGATGCACGCGAGATTACAACGTTGCTTGGCGCTACGACGGAAGACAACTGTATTAAATTCGAGCTTATGCCGCGAACATCTTATGTTTCCGCAGACGGTGATAGCAACAACGGCGCACCAACTAATGATAAACTTATCACGGGCTTATTGTGGGTTCCCACGAAGTTTGCGAATAGTGACCAGAACGGATTCGCACAACTGTTTTTCAAAAACAACGGTTCTGTTGGTTTTGTTTCCGACAATTCTGCGTTGTTTTCTGCCGTCGCCACAAAACAAGTATATCCTCCTAATTGGTTTGCCGCGTCGGGCGAATGGTCTGTATAAATAATCTGTAATACAATGGCTCGAGTACCGTATAGGTATTCGAGCCTTGTTATACTTAAAGTGCACTATTATAAAGGTCAGTAAATATGTCGCATAAGTCAACACCCCTATCATCCACGATGCTTTTTAGCATACAATCTTTACACGTACCGCCATGCCTGTTGCACCAACAGGTAGCAAGTCGGTCTAACGCATTCAAAAAGTTAATACATTCCTCGTAATTTGTACACTCAAATATCAATGCAAACTTTTCAGCTTTTAGTTTCATTCTTTACCTCACAATATTTTTGTATAATCAGCTTTTCAGCTTGTTTTAGGGCGCTTGCTTGATAATCGAGCCATGTTCCGAAACCTACAGGTTGTTTTGCCCCCATTTGTAAACGCTTTAGCGTCGTAGGACTACAAGTGCGCCCTGCTATGCTGTAGCTGTCTGCAAGCGCCTTGCCACAATAGCTGTATTCAATCCAGTTTAGACAACCGTCAAGCAGTTCGGTGTGCAATTCGGACAACGTGTCCGGCGCTTCTGCATCGCCTAATCGGTTTAAAATGTCTATTGCGTATAGCTTTACGGCGCTCCTGTATGCGCCGCGCGGGGTGGTTTCATTCACTTTCTTGCGTATCTCGATGTAATTCAAGTGCTTCACGCTCCCTTATCTTTTTCCAAAGGTATTGTCTTGTGTTGGCTATATCATGACATATCGCAAAGGCTTTACAAGCCGTTGTACAATCTGCATATTTTTGACATTCTGGGCTATCAAATATTAGGTTAGCCGCGCAAAATAACCCCGCCTCAAGGTCTCTCAATTGTTCGGTGGTATAGTCTCTGGTGCTAATTGTTATCATCTTTCAAGTCTCCTTTCGCGTCGTATCGGTTTATCTCGTGCTGTATAAACTTTAGCAAGCAATTTGTCAATTCACAAATGTAAGTGCATTCGCAATTATCACACCCGATAACAACGCAGCTGCGTGTTTCGTAGATTATCTTTTGCACTTGTCGTACATAATGCCGCATTGCTTGCAAGTCTATATACGTCATAGTTTCCACCACCTCCCCACCGTCTTTAACAACTTGTAATCGTTGTATGTACGATCAATCCATTCGAGCAACTGCGCAAGCCCACAAAGTAGCGTTCCTGCGATTATGCTCAAACATAACACGATAATCATAGTTCTACCACCCTATAAATCAATTCCAAACGCTTTACAAGTTTGTCAATGTCGAGACAAGTACGGGTATCTAAAACACCTAACTTGCCTAATGGGCATCTATAACAACTGTCACTAAAACGTGCACATATTTGTTGCTGCACCTGTAAAGCATTTAACATTTGCGCTATGTCATATGCTAAACCCCTGTCACGCTTAACGTTCATCTTCATACCTCCTTTCTGCCGTCAAATCTGTAATATAGCAAGCGCCCATCTGCCTTGCGGCTTTGTGCGCTATGCGTTTTGCGTGTGCCGCTGTCTTTGCCTGTACGGGTATCTCGATGTTATATTTGCCCGTGTCCGGGTCTGCTACGGTCACTGTCACTAAATAACTGTTCATCGTTGTTTCCGTCCTTTCTCCAATTTGTGCCTATGCAACTATCTATTGTATTTACTACAAACGGTATTTCGGTTTCCTTGGTGTTGTCCGCCCATGCGGGCTTTACAAGGTTTGCTTTGAATAGGTCTGACCATTTTATACTCATTCAAAATACCCTCTTTCATAAAGCACTTGCATAATAAAGTTTTCGTCACCCTCGTCGAGTTCTGACGCGTAGCCCTCAAGGATTATGTTTTTTGCAAGTCTTGCGGTTTCTTTCCAGTCGTTAAGTTCTTTCCCATACTTTTTAATCATTTCGTCTGGAAGGTATAGCATTATGTTTTCTTCTGCTTCGTAAATTTCCTGCTGTGTGAACGCTTGGTCATCTTTCGTTGCTATCCAATTACCGTAAACCAACGGAACGGGATAGTAGAAAGTGTCGTACTTTGTATCGGTCACGTTCCACTTGATTTTTACTTTTCTTGTGTTCTCTAAACCGTGTTGCATGTTTATCTTTCCTTTCTGGCCTGCCTTGTCAGCACGTGTAGGCCGTCTCACGTGGACGGGCTTACGCCCGTTTCGGCTTAGATTTCAAATTCTTCCCCAGTTTCGTTGCGAAGTAGTTCGCAGTAGGCTTCAAAAAATTCCTGCTCACCGCCCCTTTCGTCTGTCCACTCGCTGTGTAACTCCTCGCGTAAATCGTCCCGCATGTAGTTAACGATTAGGTCGCGGTCATAAAGGTTGCCGTCGAATTCGATTTTAACATTTTGTTTTTTCATTTTGTTTGCTTCCTTTCCTTTTTTCTGATTATAGTATACTTGGCATTTATGAACTCCGTGTGAACTGATTGTTAACAATTTGTGAACGTTACTTCTTCAATAAAAGCTTTCTGTAGTTTTTGCATTGCTTTCAACTTTTCTTCATAGTCCGAAATACAGCAAATTTTTTCAGCTTGTTTTTCGTAACGCTCACATATTTCATGTGACGGGCGAACATTTCCAAAAGGTGCATATCCCGTTGTAATTGCAACCCTGTTTCCCATGTCGTATATATCCGCCGCCCATCCTTCTTTTCTTACAGTGTATGCAATAGGGCTTTCATACTGTAATAAAGTTTGCAAGCTGCAATATCTCGCACAAATAATCACGTCGTAATTGTTTTTAATTTCTTTTTGCGTTACTCTGTATGTCATTTTGCATTTTCCTTTCTGGCGTGTCATCATCAGTGCAACGCCGCCAACCGTTGCAGACGCTCGTTAGAGCGTTTCAACTATTACGGCTTTCATCATATAAACATCTTCGTAAGCTTTTACAAATAACTGGGCATCCGTTATCTTATAAAATTTTGCTTTGATAACCATTATCGTGTCTTGTAATTCTTCGCTATAGGTCTTTGCCCATACTTCATAAATTGTTCTTTTCATTTGTTTTTGCTTCCTTTCCTTTTTTCTGTCTATATTATAGCATAGCCCGGCACGAAATGTGTTAACAAA